GTATACCTGTTCTACTAATACTTAAATTTTTCCTGCGCTCTTCTGAGAAGGATACCCCTGTAAACCTCTCTTTACATGCTATCGCAGAAGCAATATTATTTTCTAATTTTCTTAATTCTATATCATTTATTTTTTCTTGTAATTTTTCTTGTCTTATTATATCAACATATCCATTATTTGGTAATAGAATTAGATCTATAAGTGTTCGGGTAGATAAATTTAGTTTTATTTTAGCGTCAGCAAATGAATTATATCTAATATTATTAATAATAATATCATCATCTACAGAAATATTTCTACCAATATTAATTTCCGAAAGATATTTTAATGTATCATCTGAATGAGTTTTTTCAAAGAATCCATTATTTTCCCCAACCATAATTCTAACATTTCCGCCAAGACATAAATTATAAGTATCTGTTCTTAGTGTATATTCTTCATTTACCAATTCAGCTTCTAATGCTTCTGCATCTGCTCTATTTTTAAAAATTTCTATATATTTTTTTGTAAAATTCTCTATTCCATATTTTTCAATAGCTCGTTTAATTAATTTCCCAGAACCCATATAACTATCATTTAGATTATTAGTTTGATGGTATCCGATATATTCTTTATTATTAATATTATTTGTTATTTTGTAAATTGTATAATACAAATATTCTTCTTCCCATATTTTATAGTTTTCATCATATGTGTATTTAGGTGAATTTGCATCTTGTATATTAATATAAAAAATTGATCCATAATCATCTAATATTGTTATTTTTGTATCTTTTACTACACAATTAAATGAACCTCCTCTAATCGAACTTGCGGCAGTTGAAGCTGCTAATAATTTAGCTCCATTTTCTAGTTCAACCGAACCTTTATTCCATATAACAACTCCTTGTTGGAGCCACATAGGTAAATTTTCATAGGCTAGTTGATACCTTGATAAGATATCAACAGCAAGAGCTTTTTTATTAGCCGTTATAGCGATACTATAGCGTTCTGAAAATAAAGAAAGCCATAGAAGATAACCGACAGAAGTCGTTGTGTTATGGGATAAAATGTCATTTGAATAAAATCTATGATCGCACGAATCAACTGTAATATCAAACATATTTGAATATTGTTCTGTTTGTACTACTTTTGAAACTAATTTTGGACCAGTTTTTGTGATGATATATGATTTATTTTCAATTAAATCTTTAGCAAAAACCTCATCGTAGTTTTCATTAAACATTATATGTGTGTCAGCGCATACTAGTGATTCGCCCGATTCCGTTTCAATTACCCATTCTTGATATTCTATGGTTTTGTGTAATTGCGTAATGTCGTGCCAGCCAGAATCAGTTTCAATTTCCCAATCGGAAATATCAAATGACTCGACAAATTTTCTTTCTATTGTATCAGAAATTTTCTGCATAATTCTATAGTTTGTTGTTTATTTTTTATATAGTCATTTTCATTTATATGAAGAACCTTGTACCCATATTTTATTAACATATTATAACTAATTTATAATGATATATCAAACGCTTTTTAATTATTCTAGTGCTTTTATTTTATCGTAAAATTCACCTATACTAATATTCTTTATTTCGCCGGTTTTTTTATTTCTAATGCAAGTCATTGATTTTGAAGACAAACATTTTCCACTTTGTCTCCCGATTCTCACTATTGAAAAGCGGTTATTATGAAATGTATTAACCATTTCTTCTTGATATTCATGCATATTAAAAAGAATTAGCCCATCATCAAGAGAAATAATTTTTACATAATTTCTAATAAAATAAATGGGATCTTTAGAACATTTTACATATTCATCAATTTGCCATTGTTCAAATTCATATTGAACTCCCGGACGTTTTAATAGGAGGTTGTCGCGATAATAGTCTTTATTTTCAGCCATAATTAATTTAAATTCTCTATAGATTCAGTTTTATTAATATCTTTCATTGCTTTTAATAATTCCGTTGTTGACCCAACGAAAACTGCATTTTTAATATTTTGCGTAACAGTTTCTTTTTTGCCTGTAATATCACGCATTTTCTTTTGTACTTCGAGTAATTCTTTTGATGCATCAACAACAGTTTTTATCATATTGCCCGCAACTTCAAAATCTCTAGCTTTTTCTGATTGCCGAGCAATCGCTAACATATCATCAATTGCTTCAGTTCCTTTTGCAATCAAAGAATCTATACTTTCCCGTGTTTTTTCGTAGTCGCTTTTTAGGTCGTGATCTAGTAACGTAGCTAAATCATGCGTCGATGGAACAACAGGTAAAAATTCTGCAAATTCAGTTTCTTCTTCGTTCACCAATGAAGGAACATTGAACAAATCCTCCATTGTTTTATTAAATTTTGATGTCATAATTAAGCGGTATAGTCCAAGTTAGATTGATTAACTATATATGGCCCAACAATTGGAAATGTATTTGGAGTTGGAGAAACGCCGGTATCATAAGCTAATCCTTTGTTTGGTGTTTCTGCAATAATATACTCAGCTGACCCAGTTAAATTGGTTATAATTGAATTAGCTGCAAATGTTCCACTAATATTATCAAGAGTTAATATTAAATTATTAGAATTCCATGCAATAACAGTTCCTCTCGCAGAAGATCTATCATAAGAATAACCTTGGAACACGCTTTCCCCTTCCGTAAAATATCCAGTTCCATCTGTTAAAACATAACTGGCAATTGGGCTTGGAATATAGACGAACGTATTTGCTTGAAGAATTGGTTTAAATTCTAATGGGGGTTGATATATAAAACTTCTAGCAGTAAATGTTAAAGTTCTAAACACAGATCTAACTGGCGAATCAAATGAGCCAGTTGAATCTTCTTCTTCGGATTCTCCATTAAATGTTATGGGTATCGTTTTAATAATACCTGCTTCCGGAACCATAACAATTTTTATGTTATAATCTGGAGTAAAATGTGATAAAATAAATTCCATTATCTGGTTTGCATCTTCAATATTTCTAGTATATATTACCAATTCAAGATTAAAATTATATGGAATTGGAGAATTGACATAAACATCTCCAGCTGCTGCACACCCCATTAACTTATTGGCGGAATTTAATTTACGATCTACATCATATACCATCGATGTTAAGCCATATTCAATTCTTGGTAATGTTATTTGGACTTTCTCGTGCGCGATATCTAAGCGTTTCACATATTTTTCTTTATCGCCATAGATAATTGGTACAATTATCCTTTCTGATTCATTCCCTTGCTCATCATATTTTATTAATGGAATATCTTTAAATAAACTCGCGAAGGCTATGGTAGTTTTTCTTATTGATTGTAATCTGTATGAACTCATATTTTTACCTTATTTGTATTTTAAACTGCCAAAACCTTCGGAAGTATCAATAAATTCAACAACTTCATCAAAAATAGGTATATTATCAAATTGAGATTCGTGTACTCTGGCATCAATAGTTGTTAAAAAATATTGAGCATTACTATTAGCGCCATAAATAAATCCTGCTGTATTAGAAAACTCTCCACTATTATTCATTATGGTTACAATAGAATTTGAGCTATCCCATGCAGTAACTTCTCCATACGCAACTTTATTATTTGCATTACCTTGATAGATTATTTCACCAATAGTATAATTGCCAGTTCCCCTTTCAACATCTAATATAGTTTTATATGCTTCAAGAACCTCAATCATATCAATAGAATCAATACCAGTATCCAAACTTTCGTCATTATATTTGAATGGTTCAAGAGATAATTCGTAATAGAACGGTCTAACTCTACCCAAAGTATATAAATCTTTTGATGTATTTACGAATTTAATTTCAAATAGTTCTCCGGAATCTTTGAAAAATGGTATAAAAATTAAATTCCCTTCCATTGGTCGCGAAAACTGTTTATTTGTATATTTCATAAATTCGCGAAACGAAATTTGGATTTTTGTTTGATTTCTTACTTCTAACCCAAACTTAGAAAAGAAGTCTTGTTCATCTCCATAATCCATTGTATTGACCAAATACATATCCATTTTATATGCGTCATCGAAATGCTTTAAAGGATCGTCCCCATAGATTAAATCTCGTCCTTCAACGTTCGTATTTGGAATGTAGTACGCACTGAAGCCTTGGATATTTATCGCCTCGTTGTAGAGATCCTCGATTAAATTTATCTCGACTGCTGCTTTACCATAGTTCTGAAAATATTTACTTGGCATAATTTTATTTTTATTATGTGTTAATTCTATTATTTATATTATTTAATACAAATACTAATTGCCCGCAATCCCACACCTTAACATAATCTTTTGATGTCATATATTGCGTTTCGGTTAAATTGGTATTTAATTTATGTTTTTGTGTTTTATATCTTGGTAAAATATTTGCTGTATATTTATTCGCCCAGAAATATCCCGGATCAGTTTTATGCGATAACACAAAACCTGCTTTTATAAACGATTCACCAGAAAATAACCTTCTGTGTGAATAGGAAACAATAGTATTAAATTCTAGATTACTTTTTATAAATTTGACGAATTTACTTAACCCGCCTATAATTCTAAATCCAATTTTAGTGCAAAATCTAATAACTTCGAAATCGTATTTTTTTGTAAACCTTGATTTGCTTAATGTTAATACAGATACCAATTCATCTTCAAAAAACAGCCCATAGTTATATTTTGCATTAATAGCTCCATGGATATGGTGCTGATCAATAAATTTAGCGGAGTCAATTTTGGAAATCTCTCTAACTATAGTTTTTCTTCCATAAATCGGTATTATATTTTTACCAATTAATGCATTAAAATACCCTTTAATTTGTTCTTTTCTATTTTCCCATTCAAAATCAAAAAATTGTATTAATTTTATATTGTGTTGTTCAGCAAGTTTTTGTTTTGTTATGTGATAATGTTTATCTTTACCTTTTTCTTCTGAATGCCAATATGCTCCATTATATTCAATACCAAGTTTGTATTCAGGTAAATATAAATCTATTTCATATGGAGCAATAATTTTTCTTGTATTGCGTTCGATTTTAACTAAACCAAAAAAATCCTCTAATTCAAACTCAGCTGAACTAGTTCCTTGTTGATTTGAAAATGGAATATTATTCTTTCTTGCGTAAACGCATAAAGTATTTGACGATAATCCTAATTCTTTTGCCAACATTTTTGAATTTTTGGTTTTATTTTGTTCAAAATAACTTTTATCAAATAATTCCGGGAAATTATCTGCCATTTTTTTATTTTGTCGCTTTTTCTTAATATTACCAAAAACGATTAATTTATTTTCGGATAAATATTTTTTTAATGCATTTTCTGTTACATTAAACTCTTTTGCAACTTCTAATATAGTTTTTAAATTTTCTTCTTTTATGTATTCAGCAGCACATAATTCCAATTTATTCGAAATTGATTCTTTATATAATATAGATCTATTTTTATTACGAATTGTGTTATTTTCTGTATTAAAATTTCGCAAAGAACATGCAACTGAGCAATATTTTCTAAACCCGCTGTAAACGGAATCGAATTTTGTTTGTTTACCACAACTACAGATAGATGGAGTTGTTCCTGTAGCTAAACAATAAATTCCCGCTAATGTATTTTCGACGTTATATTTTTCTAGTAATAATATGGAATCTTCTTTTGTAATTTGTGCTGTGTATCTTCCAGAGACTCGTTTTCCGGAAGATATAGCATCAGCAATTTTTAATATTACTGGAGAATAATTATTAGTATTCATAAATCCTTATTTGTGGTAGAATAAATTTATATTATACTATAATACTTTTGTAAAGAATAATTATCCAACTAAAAAATGAACTGGTAATTCATATTTATCTTGCATTTCAGTTTCTAATCTCTGTATTTCTGTCATAGCTTCATCAAATGTTTCTTTTCCATTTAATGTCAACCCGCCTGGGAGTTGGATTCCTCCAAATTTCTTCATATTTTCGCCCCATTGACGTTTAAACAAAGATGTAATATATTCTTTTAGCCAGCGATCATTATATACACTTTCAAACGTTTCCGGATCGATTGCTTTATATCCTTCAGCAACAACCATTGACCCAACTGGAATTTGTTGTGAACCCCACCCCCAATCTACATATAATCTACCAGTGTGGCGTTGAAATCTGATTGGAACTTCTCCAGTAAACATTTCACTTAAATTTTGGAGATGTTGCATTGTAATAGAGAAATTGGAATATGATGTCGATGTAAAATCATATAATTCATGGAGACGAAGTTGATATCTTAAGTCAAACATATTATTTTTAGTAATAGTTTCATTTAACGCAAAAATTCTAGTAATACCTAAAATTCCTGGGTCAATAGAAAAATATTTTTGATCAACATCTTGTTGCGTAATTTCATGTTTCCAGAAAAACGATTCCGTAGCATCATAATGGTAATCTTGATAGAATTGAATTGCATCATCAATTCTATCTTCTAATTGTTCATTATCAACATTTATATTAATGACTGGAGCACCTAATCTTCTTAGGGCATAATCTTTTAATTCGTCTCTTGTTGTAACTTGAGCCATTTAAAACTCCTTATATGTGTAGTATTATATTATTTATAACAGAGACGGCTAAAAGGTTATTCTGTATTTATAATTGCAGTTGACGTTTCCCTATCAAGATACAATACCCCTTCGCAAGCAATATTCCAATCTTCATCAGTTCTTTCGCTAAATGACGGAACATTAATTTGGACATGTTTAACTAGATATTCTTTTTTATCTTCAAATACGCGCCAAACGTGTTCCATTGTACCGCGATTTTGTTCACCTCGAGTTTTATTGAATCGTATTAAATATTTCATACAATTTCAACATTACACGTTTCTTGTGTATATGGAACAACATACATATTAAAATGTATAAATTCAACTGGATCAGTGGAACCATTTTTGCTAAATGAATGAGGTACAAATGTATTTGTTATAAACATTCTTCCTGGAGTTGGTTCGAAATTTACTATATTTGTTGCAAATGTTACATCTTGCATTTGTTTTTCGGGCAAACTGGTAATTACTTTTGCTGGTCGTGGATCATAAAATACTGGTCTTGACGAATTTTCCGGAGTTTTTAAAAAATAAAACCCAACTAATTGATCTCCATTATGAATATGCTGCTCCATTGATGAATATTTGTGATGTTGTTGAGTCCACATAGAACTAAATACAACTCTAAATTTATCCATATCATAACCTTGCCCATTTAATATGTCCCAACCTAAATTAAGAATAACTGTTGCAAATTCTTCTAATCTTGGATCATCGGATAGATTTCCTGACATACGAACAGGGTACAATTCATTTAAATCGCAAGATGCATATTTTATGTATTCATCTGAAACTTCTGTTGCGATATCCAGAAATTCTGATAAATCTGCTGAATATATTGTTGTGGGGAAATATTGATATGATTCTAACTCAACTGTTAATTGTTGCGTATTCTCAGTTTTTTTAATGTTATTATTTCTTCGCGGTCTTTTAACTTTTTTCATAATATATTTTCCGTTGTTTATCTAAATGATGGTCCGGTTACCCAAACAACTAATGTTTTTCTGATTCCTTTTGTGACAGGAGTAACTCTATGGAGCGTAAAACTTGGAAATACTACACCAAACCCTTTTTCTTTTTTAACTGTTATTGGATTAACAGATGTCATTATTTGTAACTCGCCGCCTTCATAATCATTAGGATTAGATAATTGTAGTACAAAACTTAATTTTCTTGGAGTATTTGTATTTCCTCCATTATCTAAATGCCAATCATAATGCCCTAATTCATTACCTTCATATATCGTAAATTGCATATGTTCATATAATCCAGTAAGATCAAATTTATAATATTGAAAATTTAATCTATTTATTATATCTGCAACTTTATCATATAACCATTCGGAATCTTCTTGTAAATCTATCCATGAAGTATTTGAAACTCGTATATCGCGAACTACTCTACCTTTATCAACTGTAGCTGTTAATGGATTTCTATTTTCACCAAGTTTAATAATATTTTCAATATCTTCATCGCTAAACCCGTTTTCCCAATACGCATAAGGTCCTGCATCTAACGTCATTGGAGGTGGTGGATGAAACAAATATCTACTCATCTTACATACTCCAACCATCCAGTCATTATATATTTATCGTTAGTTAATGGTGGATTTCCTCTATGCGTAAAAACATACCCAGCCGGAAAAATGACCAACCTTCCTTTTTTTGGTTCAATTCTTTGACGGAGATACAGCAATTCCGTTTCACCGCCAATTTCGACATCATTTAAATACAAAATATAAACGCCAAGTCTTCTTGATGTTGTCATATCACCATTTTCAAAATGCCATACATGATAACCTCCACCTGGATTAGTTTTTTGAATCTTATGCGCATATATTCCATGTGAGCTAGCATTATCTAAAACTGAAAAAAATTTAGCATATTCTTTGTACCATGTATCAAAAAATGTATCATTAAATTGTTGAACTAAATTGGTATTATCACTAGTAAAACATCTATCATCAACAAAATTAGTTAATGAAGTTGAATTATCGTTTTTTCTGCTTTCTGGGGTAGTTTCTGAATCAAATCGATTCCAAGTTTTATGATTTTGTTTTGACCATTCAAAATAGTCAATCAATTTATCGCAATATTCATCGGAAAAAGCATTATCGAATATTGCGATACCATTATTTTGTATTTCAAGCATTTGTAGTAGGCACCACCAATTGAGGCGTTAATAAAATGTCATTATGTAATAATGCTAAAGTTTCCTGTCCTTCCCATCTACTATGAGGGGCAAGCATTTTAATTATATCCGGTATATCCATTACAGTATTATCTTCTGCTTTTATAAATCCTGGAATAGGAAGAAGATATGATGTTAAATTTGCATCAGTTGCTTTATAATCAACCATTAAACTAACATCTTGTAAATTTATATTTATTATCTTATATGTATATTCATATTCTTTTTGCATATATTTTCCTACTAGTATTAAATTATATAAGTATATATCATTTTAATTATTGTCTTGGCCAAGACAATATAATCGTTGACGCAGCTACATAAGCATATGAAACTCTGCAACTTACAATTGTAGATTGATTAGTTATAGTACAACCAGCTTTTCCTGCATTAGCAGTACCACAAGATCCTGCGTTTCCTGTGTTTCCGATATTTCCGGCAGCTCCTAGATTTCCGCCATTTCC